CGGAAATCGGCCGGGGCTTCCGCACTCATTGGTCATTGCCAGCCGCGTGCTGCTGGTCTTGAGAACTCTCAGTTTCTTCACTTTTTACATCCTGTTCCACACTACAGAAACATTTTCCGAATGTGGTATTCAACTTCATAAACAATCTCCTCATTACAAAGCAATGGCCAACGGAGCAGCACGAGCACCAAGGGCCATAATTGACCCTGATCTGCCCATGATTGATCCTCCGTATCTAGTCATAGCTTGGTAAAACTTCGGTGCTGTTTTAACCAAATTGGCCGCAGCATCCCTGTGTTTCCATAACCACCCGGCAGCCGAACTAACCCAATGCGCTGCTGCAGTAATTGCAGAAGAGTGGTGTCCAGGATTGTGCTCGTGGATACCAGTGTGGGATGGTTCGATTAAGGAATGGTCAAGGGCAGGGTGAGGTGTGTCAGCAAATACTCCTGCATGGTAATTCGGGATTACTCCGGAAATTACAAAATCCTTGTTAGAGGTTTTGACTTCCTGGAATCCAGATTCACCATCACATTCAGCAATAGCGCAAAACCGCGCCAATACCGTGACCTGCTTACTAAACACAATGTTCAATGTGGTATAAGCATTGCCCTCAAAATCCAAAGCCTGACGACGTTGTAATTCATAAAGGACAGTACCAAACCCAACATTGCGAGAAGATCGCTGGTCTAGTGACGCAAGTTCAGTAGCTGCAGGGTAGTGTCCGGCAAAGTTAGACTGTGCGTAGGTCACCATACCTTCGAGGTCGTCGGCTTTGCCGATATCCTCAAAAGAAATGCCGCCAGCAACCAAACGAGCTCCCACTTCGGATGTGGTGATCTTTTCAGTTGTCCAAGTTGATCCTCTTCGAGAACTAAAGGCAATCGCATAATCACCAGTCGCTTCTTCGGACACCTTGTAAAACTTCAATATAAGTTCGTCTACGCCTGCGCTGTACACAACTTCCAAAGCAACCTTGGAGACGTGTGCATTGAAGAAAGAATCAGGAATGGGGACCGCCGGCGAGGCAAATGGATTAGCCAAAGCTGCCAAATACCTGCTTTGAGCGGCGTGCCCAGTGTTGATAAATTCAAGTTCTTTTTTCGGGGGAGATAAAACGGCTCCCCCGGTCCTAGCATTATTCTTATTTTTCATGTTACTCATTTTAACACAAAAGCGACAGCTGTCTAACTGCAGCTATTAGATCTTTTTCAACAAGTTCTTCAAATTCAATTACGACTATGGGCTCGAGTGAAAAGGCTTCACAGTAGCTAAGAAGACTATCTTGCGAGTAACCACCAGGAAGAACTGGTACTTTCTCATAGTCTCCTTGCTTCATCCAATAAGCTAAACCGCCTTGTAATTCCCCTTCTAGTCGTTCGTTTCCCTGACGACTCAGAACACTGTAAAAGGTTCCAACTAGAGGGCAATCTGCGTACAAGGATAGTCCGCAAAGTCCAACATCCCTGAGGTAGTTGTAATATTTTGCTACGCCTCTGGACGAAATGGCAATCATATCTTTGAATACACTCGTTGGCTTACGCACCATCATCCACCCTCGATCCAATCGAACGGGTTTCATCTGGCAAAATTCAATATGTTCAACACGGTATACGGGCTCTTCGGCAACCATGTTGAATCCATAAGCAACAAAGAACAAATCAAATCCATCAAGAAATCTTGGCAGTTCTGAAAGCTCCATTATTGCAACAGAATCATCCCCATTGTTGACTAACTTGAAATTCAACCCTAAGGTCTCTTTCCAATGCAACAATACAGATGTCATAAGAATCACGTTTCCAACAGAAGTGTTCATATCACCTGACATCCTGCCAGCTGTCTTATACTCGAAGTCGAAAATGTCTCCTTTACCCTTGCAAAAATTTACAAGTTGGCGTCTTAACAACCAATGTAACTCTGAATCACCTTTCCTGGTACTACGGAAAAGGCGTCTGTAAACAGAATGTTCAAAGTTGAGAGCTTGTCTTGACACGTGTTGATCAAATCTGCTAGCGTCCAGCCCTACCGCTACCGGACAGGAAAATGTTTTCCATTTCCTCACAATTTGATTAGCCATCGCAGGTAAAGTACAATGCTTGAATACTGTTTCTTCTCCCCATAAAGTGTCTATACCCTTGTAAATAGCTAGTTCATTATATTTATTAATATACTGGCCAAGAAGTATGTTGTACTTGTATGATCGGGGTGATATGATCCTAGGATCTTTATCCGAAGATGCGACAAGTTCCCATTTTATAAAAATGTTCACATGCCAATCTTTTGGTAAAAGTTTTCCTTGGTCCAATAATTCTTGATAAGCTTGAGCATAGGCCTGGTATTTACCTTTAGGCCTACTCTCAACAAACTCTTCGCGAGTTATCTTTTTCACCCTTACACACGAAGCCAACCGCCTTCCCACACTTTGTAAGTCTCCATACCACACAGGAAGGAGAGCCCTACTATAGAATTCCGGTGAGTCCTGAACGCTATGCATAGGTTTGTCTCTAAGACCTTTGAGTAGATGGTGAGGCAAATAATGGTATTTTCCGATTAATTGATCATAATCAAATCCAGGGTTCTTAACTATCAGCACCCTGTTACAGATGCCAATAAACATGTTGTGTGATGTTGAGTTGAAACAGCTCCACTGTCCGACTACTCCAGTCGGACCCACATATATGTTAGAGGTTCTAGGGTTTCTATTCTTATACAACAACGTTAGACCACCTATTTCCACTTTTAAGGTGGAAAATACAGGCCTATCCATTCTAGGCTCAGCCAAGCAATGCGTGGCCCAGCGCTGTTCTATTAGTCACTCCCGATCCTCTTCTATCCAGTTGGCTTTAACTAATTTACGAACGAGCGGTAGGTATGTTTTCATCGCTTGATCAGTTAGTTGGTGGCCAATGCTGATTTGGGTATTCCCCGATACTACGTTTCTATATGTGGCTAAAAACGCGGCATTACTCCAGCTACCATCTGGACGCATGGTAATAGTTATTTTATCTGCAATTAAGCGAATTCGATGCATTTCTTTGTAATCATCCTCGTGCTTAACTGGATCAGGTACTAGAACAGGGATCCACGAACCAAGGTCCATGTGATCTCTTTTGTAGTTTGGTGGATACATGATTAAATATCCCCGCACTAAATTCTTGTACTTTGATTCTGTCCAGTCTCGAAGGAAATTATGTTTACCATCATTAACATCATAGAAAAAGTTAATCCAGCCACTACTAAGTCCATGATCTGCAACGCAATGGTATTCAATCTTTCGTCTGTTTCCAGTCGACCGACCTAAACTAATTACGTCATAAGATATTTTCTGAGTTTTGGCCTGGCAATCCCACAAGCCTACTTCGACTGGTGGGGGTTGATTCCAAATTGCATGCCATGTGGCTTCAATTGGAATGTTGCTTGCCATATTTAAATTAACTGGGCTGATGTTATCGATTCCCAAAGTTTCCTTCCA